GAAGTGGATATAGATGCTCAGTCCCCAATTTGGCAGGTTATCCACGCAGAGAACGAAGAGGGGGCGGCATAATCTCTTGTATTGAATGGAGATAGCAGTTATATTTCCCATAGTGCGCAATTCACAACCAAAGCACGCAAACATCAAAACCCGGCCAAATCAGCCGGGTTTTTGCATTTCCGCAGGCGAAAGACTGATAGGCCCTCCTGCTCACAACCCGAGGAAACATCATGTCTCCAGTTATGCGCTGCAAAATGACCTGTCACGAAGTCACGCATACCCGTCACGTCAATCAGGATCGCGTAGATCCGCTCTGCGACGTTCGATTCGGTGCTGTATGTGCCCTGCCAGGCGATCTGCCCGGTGAGAACGCCGTGTTCGGGAAATTCACGCCGATGGCTTCTTACACGGCAAAGATCGTCAAGTCCGTCGCTGACAAGCTCGAACCGGGCAGGGCGTACTACATCGACTTCACCCTGGCTGAATAACGATTCCCCCCAAAGACCTCCAAGCCTCTTGCTTCGGCAACGCGTAGATGGGAGGCACCTATTCCTTTGGCTGGCAGTCAGCCTTTTTTATTCCCAACTCCCAGAAGGGAGGAAGCCGGATGAAGATCATGCCCGAGAAAGACCCCTCGTTCTGGGCCTTGGTCCTCACCGCGCTGCGGGATAACGGCCTGGCTATGGCCTTGACGTTCGCCCTGATTTTTCTGCGCGTTCAGTACGAAGGTAAAGAGACAAGCACTGTCCGCAAACTGATCGAGGCAACTCTCGGCGCGCTGATGGTTATGGTCGTTGGCCTGACGGTTCAAAACTTTGGGCTCAGCAGCGGCTGGGCATTCTTTGCGTCTGGCTTCGTCGGGATTCTCGGCGTTGACCAGGTGCGCCAACTCGGCAAGCGCTGGTCTGAACGCAAGGCGGGCGAACTATGAAGTGGCATCAACTCTGGTCGGTACGTCTGGCACTCGCTGGCTCAGTTCTGAACGCGGGCGCCATTGGCTGGACGGTGTTCCAGGGCGCCGTAAACCCACTGATCTATGCCGCCATCAATATGGGGTTGGGCATCGGAGTTGCCGTGGTGCGCGTGCTGAGCCAAGCGCCTAAAGATGATCCGCAAGCCGACTCGAAGGAGTGACGCCATGGCCAGCCCGATCGACATCTCTGTTCGCGCCAATGTCAAAGAACTGAGCAAAAAGCTCTCGGCGTTGGCCAGCAAACAGATTGCATTCGCCACGGCGCTGGCACTGACCGAGATCGCCAAGGAAGTCCAGGCGGAAGAAGTTGCGAACATCAAGGCGACGTTTAAAAAGCCTCGGCTCTTTACTCAGCGGTCAGTCGGCATGCGCGGCGCCACCAAAAGAACATTGACCGCAACCGTATTCGTTAAGCCCATCGCAGCGAAGTACCTGCTGCCGTATGAGGATGGCGGTGTGCACGTGCTACCGGGCAAGAAGCTGCTGAACCCCAAGGACATCAAGCTCGACAGCTTTGGGCAGTTGCCTCGCAACGTGCTGGAGAAATTGCGTGCCCGCAAGGACATCTTCATTGGCCCAGTGAAAGCGAAGTCCGGGACGATCAATGGTGTGTGGCAACGGATACCACCAAAGGATGGGCAGAAGGCAAGGCGTGGGAGGGCGGCAACTGCTACACAGCCTGGACACTTGAAACTGCTGATTCGTTTCGGCGATGCATTGACTGTGAACAAGCGGTTGAACTATCGAAGTCGCGCTCAAGCCATCATCAACCGTCGGTTCAAGACCGCGTTCGGTGAGGCGATGAGCAGGGCTCTGGCAACGGCCCGGTAGATGCCCGTCCTCGTGGCGCGGCGGAGCGGACGAGGGTAGGGGGGGTACCCTCAGGCAGGGCACCCCCCCCCTCAACGGGTCCCTCCCCGCCCTTCTGGCATCGAGGGCATTGCGCAGTTTTCTGTTTCTCTAGCTGCGCAATTTTTCAATTTGGGTAACAGGTAACAAGGCGACCCATGAACCAGAGCGAATTTGCGGCACTCCACAGCGTCAGTCGGAAGACAGTCACCAAGTGGAAAGAGCGCGGCTGGCTTGTGTTTGAGGGAAATTCGCTCGACGTCGACGCTTCAAATGCGCTGATCGCTAAGTACCGTCGCGATGGCAGCGATGTTGTTACCCAAGAGGATTCGGGTAACAGCTCGGCGGGCGCGGCGAAGGCCGTTACCCACGCTTCCGCCAGGGTAACAATCAAAGCAGGTGAGACGCTCGAGCAGGCCACCGCTCGGATCCTGATCGCGATCGGCGCCAACATGAATATCGATGAGGCGAAACGGGTCAAGGAGAACTACCTGGCCCTGCGCGAGCAACTGGAATATGACCGCGAAGCACGCCTGGTTGTAGCCGTCGAGGATGTGACGCGGGCCGTTGGCGTGGAATACGCCAGGGTGCGAACGCGCTTGCTCGCCATCCCCTCAGAGCATGCCCCCCGAATCCATCGCCTTAAGTCCGTACTGGAGATCCAAGACGCCCTGCACGGAATCATTGTTGAAGCGCTTGAGGAGTTGACCCGTGACGGAGATGGGATCAGCCCTTGAAGGACGCCGGTATGCCGAGGGCTTTGCCGCTCTGCAAGCAGGCCTGTTAAATGCTCGCCGCCGGAACATTCAACCACCCCCGAAGTTAAGCCTCAGCCAATGGGCTGATCGCTACGCGATGCTTTCCCCGGAGACCAGCGCGCAGACCGGCCGTTTTCATGCTTTCCCGTACCAAAACGGGATTATGGACGCGATCACGGACCCGACGGTCGAGACGGTCACCGTGCAGAAGTCGGCGCGGGTTGGCTACACGAAGATCATGGACCATGTGGCCGGCTTTCATATTCACCAGGACCCGGCCCCCATTCTTGTCGTTCAGCCGCGGGTTGAGGATGCCGAGGACTACAGCGTCACCGAAATTGAGCCGATGCTGCGCGACACGCCAGTGCTTGCCGAAATCACGGGAGACCTGAAACGGAAGGATTCGAAACAGAAAATCGCCAAGCGGATCTTTCGCAACGGTGCTTCGATATCGTTCGTCGGGGCAAACAGTCCTGGCGGCTTCCGGCGGATCACTGCCCGAGTGGTGGTGTTCGATGAGGTCGACGGCTACCCCGTGATGGGCGCTGGCAAGGAAGGCGACCAGATTAAGCTGGGCATCAAACGTACTGAGTCGTTCTGGAATCGCAAGATCATCTTGGGCAGCACGCCAACGGTGAAGGGCGAAAGCCGGATTGAAAAGAGTTACGCCAACAGCGACCAGCGCAAGTATTACGTCCCCTGCCCACACTGCGGTGAGTATCAGGTCCTCGAATGGGGTGGCCCGGATACGCCTTACGGCATGAAGTGGGACAAGGACGAAAACGGCGTCGGCATTCCCGAAAGCGTGTTCTATGTCTGCAAGGCTACCGCCTGCGTGATCTTCGAAACCGACAAGGAGGAGATGGTCGGGCGGGGCGAGTGGCGTGCTACCAAACCGTTCAAAGGGCACGCGGGCTTCCATATCTGGGCGGCATACAGCCTCTTTGTAAACGCGGCCTGGCGCAACCTGGTTGCCGAATGGCTGGAGGTAAAAGACGATCCGCTGATGCGGCAGACCTTCGTCAATCTGGTGCTGGGCGAGACCTACGAGGACCGCGGCGATCGCGCGCTACAGGAAGACAAGCTTGCCGCACGCTGCGAAGTGTGGGGCGCCGAGGTCCCCGACGGCGTTGCTGTCGTGACCGTGGGTGTCGATACCCAGGACGATCGCTTTGAATGTGAAGTGGTTGGGTGGGGGGCGAATGAGGAAAGTTGGTCCATCGACTTCGAGGTCATTTCCGGCGACATGGAGACGCCTGATATCTGGGACCGTCTCGACGCATATCTGAAGCGTATCTGGTACCGGGCAGATGGTCGGGGCTTTGAGATCATGGCGGTTTGTCATGACTCGGGTGGTCACCACACGCAAAAAGTTTATGACTTCGCGAAGGCCCGTATTGGTCGGCGCGTTTGGGCGATCAAGGGTGAGTCAGCAGTCGGCGGTAAGCGCTCTCCGGTCTGGCCAACCAAGACCCCAAGCAAGCGGAACAAGTCTGCCTTCCGGCCGGTGATCATTGGCGTCAACGCGGCCAAGGATTCGATCCGATCCCGCCTGCACCTGGTCGAGAAAGGCCCCGGCTACATGCACTTCCCGACTGAACGCGACATCAACTATTTCGCGCAACTGA